AAACCAATCTGCTCGCGCGATGCCCGTCTTAAAACGTTCGTGAAAGCTGAAAAGATTAATTTCACCTTGAAGGAGGACCCAGCGCCCCGGGTAATACAACCCCGGGAACCCAGGTTCAATGTTGAGGTTGGAAGATATTTACGGCCTATTGAGCACAAAGTCTATGACGCAATAGACGACTTATTCGGATCGCCCACCATTATGAGCAAATACAATTCGGTGCAGACAGCTAACATAATACATGATAAATTCAGTTCCATCTTCGGCTGTGCCGTCGTTGGACTTGATGCTAGTAGATTTGACCAACACGTGTCTGAGCAGGCTTTAAAATTTGAACATTCCGTATATGATGGTATATTTAACTCTGGTGAGCTACGCTGGTTACTCAAACATCAGTTACACAACTACGGGTTCGCCAAAGGGAATGACGGATGGTTCAAATACCAGAAGAAAGGTTCTCGTATGTCTGGAGACATGAACACGTCCCTAGGCAATAAACTGCTTATGTGCATGATGTGCAAATCCTACCTAGATGGTCTGAATGTACCTTACAAATTTGTTAATAATGGTGATGATTGCCTCGTTTTCTTAGCTAGAAAACACCTACCTAAATTAAACACACTTGATCAGTATTTCAAAGACTTTGGATTTAAAATGAAATGTGAACCACCAGTCTTTGAAGTGGAGCAAATTGAATTCTGTCAATGCAAACCTGTTTTGTGCAACGGTATATGGCGAATGACTCGTAACATTCGCACTGCCTTAGCAAAAGATTGCACATCAGTCAACCTTGGACATGATATAGAATTATTTAGAAGATGGTTGCATGATGTTTCAGCCTGTGGGGCAGCATTTAGTGCTGACCTCCCAGTCTTAGGATCCTTTTACCGCATGCTGGGCCGATTTGGCGTAGCAGGCGAATACGAGGGTCATAAGAGCGAGTTTGCGGCGTACAGGTCAATGAGCAAAGGGGTGCATATACCTTACACCACACCCGATGCTCAAGGTAGGTACAGTTTCTGGCTGAGCACTGGCATAAATCCAGAACAGCAGGAAATAATCGAACAATATTTTGACACAGCTGTCTGGGGCGGCGATAAGCGCCAAATTATCACAAACATAGACTATATTATTACACATGGCCGGAACTAAACGAACACAGCGCACTGCTAGGGAGACAGTAGACAAACACTCTCAGAGATCACCTCGCGTGAACTTGCGTGCACGGCTTAACGAAAACGTTAGTCATATTTCTGGCAATGAGTACAACACTGGTGCAATTGTACCTAGCGGGGCTAGCCTGGGCTACGGGTCAATTTCGCTTGCGCCTGGCAACCTTGCCGGACGCGCCAACGCCGCCATCAACGGAGTTGGTAGGTTCTTCCAGAAAGGATTGTACTTACCTGGCACTTTTGTTAGGTACATTCCTTCTGTCGGTCTTAACACCCCTGGTAATATTATTATTGCTTGGTTGGATAACCCTGACATGATCAGGGCTTGGAACCTGTTGACGCCTGGAGCTCACTTGAATTTTATTCGTGATGTTTCCAATGCCAAGACCGGTCCTGTGTGGCAGGAACTCACTGTTCCACTCACACAGCCACCTCGCAGGAAAACTTTTATGGTGGACCCACAACTCAATTTCCAGTCTAATACTGAAGTTGACTTAAGCTGTCAAGGTCTGTTTATATTTTGCGTCTTTGGGACTGACATCAGTCTCGCTGACGACAAGACGTATGGCCAGCTCCTTGTACACTGCAAGATGAGATTTGAGGAGGTGAAGTCCTTTGTCACCCCACAGTAGCGCTAGTAACAAATAGCGAGTTAAAATCGAAACGAATGCCACTCAATGGCCTTGCTCGGAGAGGGGATTCAGGCAACCTTGGCGGGTTCTCTTCATGTAAACAT